TGAGGATCCTATGTATTCAACCACCGTTTACTTATACCAACAAATCGTCCGGGTACTTTTGATAGACACCAGTGGCGGATATTTTACAGCGAGGTACGACCCAGTGTACGCAAAACAACTAACCATCAACAAGGGAGTGGACAATGTTCTGCTCTTTGAATTTATCAATCAAGACCAAAAGCCGGTGAATATTGCAGGCTCGAGTTTTGTTTTCCGTGTGGTAAATCAAACAGGCGACGAACTGTTAATAACCAAACCCATGGAGATCTTGAGTTCTGCGCTAGGCAGAGTCAAAGTAGTGTTGGGCAACGAAGACACAATCAATATTCAAGCACAACCAGCCAGTTACAGCATACAACGCACAGCCGGTAGTTATATACAAGCCGCGTATACAGATGCCAATAGCCAGGCCCGAGCAGACTGCAACATTGTGGACTCTGTGTTACCGCAACACATACCATCTGCAGAATGCACTGTGCCTGACATGTACGGCAAGAACAATTACTTTGGCGTGGGACCAACACAATGGCCGGACTGGGCATTAACACCGCAACCGATCAATGCCATCCAGGCAACTGAATTTTACAGCAGTTACATGCCCACGAACGGTTCAAGTCTAACCACAGTTAAGTATGACTTGGTGGGGTATACTGGCACAGTCAAAATACAAGCCGCTCAGAACTATGAATCAGTTTGGTACAATGTCACAGAGTCAAGACAATATCTATGCGACACTGTGAGTGATTATCTCAACGTGGTTGGTTTCCATCCTTTGTTACGCCTGGCATTCAACAACTCAATTGGCTACGGTGCCGCAGGTACTGTACAAGTTACAGATACTGTGGTAACTTCAGTAAGCATTACCAATCCGGGTGTGTATTATGTGGCACCGCCCTTGATTGAAATTCTAGGCGACGGAGCAGGCGCAACTGCCACATGTACAATCGATCCCAATGGTGGTGTAGCCGGAGTAACAATTACCAATGGCGGATCTGGATACTTACCAATTCAATTCCAAAGCAACGTAAGTGCCACTGCATTATTCACAAACGGACGAGTACAAAACGTTCAATATCGTTGATCTAGTGTGACAATTGTGTTATACTAATAGGATGCTAGATATCCTTGCTTACCTGCCTGCAAAAAGAAAACCCAGTCCACAAGGATGGTTGAGTTTCAATGCAGTATGTTGCACTCATAATGGCAACAGCGCAGATAAACGTGGACGTGGTGGTATCAAAGCAACAGAATCGGGTTGGAGTTATCACTGCTTCAACTGTTCATACACAGCCAGTTTTGTTCTGGGCCGTACTGTAAGTTTCAAAGCTCGAAGGTTATTGTCGTGGATGGGTGTACCAGATAACGAGATTGAAATGCTCAATCTTGAAAGTCTGCGGCATCGTAACATACACGGCATTTTAGAAGATAGACAACGAGTATTCAACTCTCTCAGTGCTATTGAGTTCGGGGAGTCTGATGACTTTCCGCCTTACACAGAAGTAGTCACTCCAGAGTTTCCGTTATACTGGGACTACATTCGTCGACGAGGTGTACCTGAAGACTTCCCTGTAATGACTTCTATCAAAACCGATGGCATTCATTGGACCAGACCGTTTGTGTTGATTCCATTCACATACGACAACAAGATAATAGGTTGGACTGCTAGGTTCTTGGATGACAAGACACCCAAGTACATCAATCACTCACAACCTGGCTATGTGTTTGGCACAGACCTGCAACATGCTGACTGGCAACATGTGCTAGTGATGGAAGGTATTTTTGATGCACTTTCAATTGGCGGACTTGCTGTGATGCACAATACCGTCAGTGATAGTCAAGCAAGATTGATTCGCAGTCTTGGACGCGAAGTAACTGTGGTACCAGATCAAGACACGGCAGGTGTGGAACTGATTGATCGTGCAGTAGAACTAGGCTGGGCTGTGAGCATACCTGAATGGCCCGAAGGTTGTAAAGATGTCAATGACGCTGTGATAAAGTTGGGCCGACTAGGAGCCTTGCTAACTATTATGCAAGCAAGAGAAACTAGTAAAATTAAAATAGAAATAAGGAAGAAGCAACTTGTTAAAAGACTACGGACTTGAGGTCCAACGATTATTCCTGGAAATGATGCTGGAAGATGCATCAAGTTATGTGCGTGTTCAAAACATTTACAATCCACAGAACTTCGACAAGAGTTTGAGACCAGCGGCTGAGTTTATCAAAGAACACTCAGACAAACACAAGACCATGCCCGAACGGTCGCAAATTTCAGCAACCACAGGAGTCAAACTGCAACCAGTGCCGGACTTGAACGAAGGTCACTTTGACTGGTTCATGGGCGAGTTTGAATCATTTACCAAGCGTCAAGAACTTGAACGTGCAATTTTAAAATCAGCAGACTTGTTGGAGAAAGGCGAGTTTGAGCCAGTTGAAAAACTTATCAAAGATGCAGTACAGATATCACTTACTAAAGACATGGGCACGGATTACTTTGCTGATCCTGCGTCTCGCATTAACCGATACTTCAACTCGGGCGGACAGGTCTCAACAGGCTGGCCGCAACTAGACAGATTGTTGTATGGCGGATTCAGTCGCGGTGAACTAAACATCTTTGCCGGAGGATCAGGATCAGGTAAGTCACTTGTGATGATGAACATTGCACTTAACTGGTTGCAACAAGGACTCAGTGGTGTTTATATCACACTAGAACTATCAGAAGAACTTACAAGTTTGCGTACAGATGCTATGTTGACAAACATGAGCACCAAAGACATTCGCAAGGACATTGACACAACAGAACTCAAGGTCAAACTGGTGGCCAAGAAGTCTGGACAGTATCGCGTGAAAGCGTTGCCGGCGCAGAGCAACATCAATGATATCCGTAGTTATATCAAAGAAGTACAAATCCAAACAGGCATCAAGGTAGACTTTATGATGATTGATTATTTGGACTTGCTGATGCCGGTCAGCGCCAAGGTTAGTCCCAATGACTTGTTTGTGAAAGACAAGTATGTTTCTGAAGAACTGCGCAACTTGGCCAAGGAACTGGGTGTGCTAATGGTCACCGCGTCGCAGTTGAATAGATCAGCAGTGGAAGAAATTGAATTTGATCACTCGCATATTTCGGGTGGTATTTCAAAGATCAATACTGCTGACAACGTGTTTGGTATCTTTACGTCACGTGCTATGAAAGAACGTGGCAAGTATCAAATACAATGTATGAAGAGTCGCTCATCAACAGGTGTTGGACAAAAGATTGATTTGGAATACAATATTGAAACCATGCGTATCACAGACGAAGGTGGTGACGAAGGCACAGGCTATAACAAGCCACAAAGTTCAATCATGGACTCAATCAAGGCTCGCAGTCAGGTCAAGGCTGCTGACACCGGTGAGTCTGGCAATGCATCACCACCATGGGAACGACCGACAGGAACTCCAGCCTGGGAAAAAGGACCACAGGAAACAGGTAAAATCTCGGCAGATGTGCAAAGTGCAAAACTAAAACAATTATTGGGACAGATTAAATCCTCATGACCGATGCTTATTGTTCAATGATACATGGCGGGCTTGAGTTAAATTTTAAAGGAACACATGCAATTGCCCAACATTGTTGTTTGCACGATTCAAGATTTCCAGTTGATACTACAACAAATTTTTGGAACAATCCAAAATTTATACCTCTCCGGCAACTCAACAATCAAAATGTCTGGTCCCCTGAATGCCACGGTTGTAAATCTATAGAAGAGATTGGATCCCAAAGTTTTCGTACAGGAATGAATGCTGGACTTAACAGTACAGAGTCTGCTTTGTCTGGGCCAGCAAGAATAGATCTTAAATTTGATCTAAGTTGTAATCTTGCATGTAGATCATGCGGCCCCCACTCAAGCACATTTTGGCAAAAGCATCTTAAAGAGCACGGCTCCTGGAGCCAACCAATCGATTCACTACAACAGCATCACAATGTGATTCAAGCACTAGAACAATTGGATCTTTCTAATTTGCAAATGTTGGTATTTGCTGGTGGAGAAACCATGCTGGGACAAGCATATTGGAAAATTGCTGAGTGGTTGGCTGACAATGTGCCCAATGCCAAACAACAGTTGACCTTGTGTTTTCAAACAAACGGAACACAGCCGGTACATGCTAGGAACTATGAAATAATTGATCGATTTCATTTGGTCAAATTAAATATAAGTCTAGACGGAATCAAAGAAAGATTCGAGTACTTGCGATGGCCAGCGTCGTGGTCTCAAGTGACTGATAACATGATGCAAATTTGTGCCACGGCTCCCAGCAACGTTATGTTTCACATTGAAGAAACCGTGAGTATTTTCAATCTCTATTATATAGATGAATTAAAAACTTGGGCAAACAATAATTTTTTAAACAATCGAGACGGTGATCCTACCAGCCAAGGAAAACACATGGCACTTGGAAAATTTAATCTAAATAATTGCACACAAGAATATGTTGATGCAATGCAGACCAGCAACTATAGAAATTTGATTCCTAAAAATTGGAAAGAAAACCCGGCCAGCATTTCTAGCATGATAAAAGAAATTAAAAAGTTTGACAACTTTAGAAACGAATCATTTCAGCACACATTCCCGGAAGTGGCTGAATTTTATGCCAGATATCTTTAGGCCGCAACACCCTCAATCACCACAAAGTTAAACACAGGCGCATCTGAGGCTGTGCCACTTGCGGCAGAGAATGTGATTCTGAAACTGCCAGCGGCTACAGCAGTAACAAATACATTGTAGATGTTGGTGCCAGATTTCTGATTCACAATGATCACGTCAGTGGCACTTACCAAACTGTTGGTCACTGTAAAACTGGTATAGGCTGATGTACCAGCCGCAGTGAACAAAGTGATAGCACCTGAACGTTTGCTGAGTGTGACACCCGTGGTGCGACTTGTGCCTTGTGTTACTGTGCCACCTGCTCCTGTGGTGTAGCCAACAGCAGTTCCGGCATCGGCCAACAGTGGACGATTCAAATCATAGATAGCAATTGTGGTACCAGAATCCACAGTGCTGAACCCAAATCTGTAGGTGCCTGTAGCACCAAATGTAATAACATTGGAACTATACCCTTGAATACCACTTGTGCCCACACTGACTGCGGCTGGTAAAGTAACAGTATAAGCAGTATTGGTCACAACAACATCAACATAAACTACACCTTCTGACCCCGACGCCGGAAAGTTAGAAAAACTCAAACTCACATTGGCCGTGGGCGCGACCAGTTGACATTGCCCAGCACTGTAGTCAATAGGGATAGCACCTGCTGTGGCAGTTTGTTGCACATAGGTGTAACTCACATCTTGCAATTTAACGGCGTATATTAAGTTATCGGCCATGTTGTTGTCAAGTGTGGTACCTGTCAGCGCGGCTTTGAATATGCCTTTGTTTTCCAAGTCAGTGATCTCTGTTGCGGCTGTTTGAAAATTGGTTTTGATGTTGGTAAAATTATCTCTAAAGCCCTGTGTGTTGTTGGGCTGACCTGCAACGGGATATTGGCCGTCGATGTTGTTGGGGTTAATTTGACTTGTCATGGGGATTCCTGTATAATAGATATTTATTAGAATCCCTAAAGCACTAAATAATCCAAAGGCCCAGATCGAATGCAGAAAAAGACCCGAAGTTTGTTGGAAGAATTAGATTCAATGTATGTGAAGCGGGATCGCCGCCTGATCATTGAAACTAGGGCTGACAGCGTGATTGCCAGTGCCATACGCTTGATTGAACAAATAGAATCAGAGTTTGGTGCAGAGCAAGCAGAAAACCTCACACGTAAATTGCTCAATGCCATACGCACCAAAGATGCCGGCAAGTTTTCGCGATCTGTCAGGAGAACCAATGCAGATTCATGAAATAACTCGACGCAAATTAAACGAACTTGCCAACATGCCAACAGCGACAGCAACCGGTGGTGTTCAACCCAAGGTAACTTACGGCTCAGGTTTTGCCAAACCTGCTGCCACTAGTGGATCGTCAACTGCTGGCACTGTTGCCACTGCAACTCCCTCGGCCGCAGCCAAGACCAGTGGATCTGTAGGCAGTGCTATCGCCAACAGCGTTCCGGGAAAAATTGTGGGCGGAGCGGCAAACCTGGCAGGCGGTACACTAGGAGCACTGGGCAAAAGTCTTATGAGCAAGGCCTTTGGCGGCGTAGATGTCATGGGCAAAGGTGGCACATCAATGAGTCGTGAAGACCTATTCAAGAGCATGATCAACAGCCCCATGGCCAAACAACTGGCCACAACAATGCAGGCTTCCTGGGCAAACACCGTACAGAATTTCCTGGCACACAGCAAAGACAGCAATGGTAATCCTGCTAACAGTATCGGTGCAGTCACTCAACCCAGTGTGGCTTCATTGAAGCAAGAGTTGCACACTCTAGTCAATCAAATGGTTGGCAGAGAATACACACAGTTGGCCAATAGTATCAAAGATCCAGTGGCCAAACAAGGCATACAAGATGTGGTTGCGGATATCACACAAATGATAGACGCTATCTACCAAGCCGAGATTCAAGGTGTCGACCCCAAAAACATGGGCCTGGATTGGATCAAACTAGTGGGCGACGGAATACTACCGGCACAAAATATCATAGCATACGATATCAAACGTGGTGGTGCGGCCGGCAGTGGCGGTGTGGGTGCAGTACAGTTTCAAACAAATCCTCGCACCCGGGGCAAAGAAATTAACTTTGGTCAAGGTTGGATACAATACGACAAGAACAATCCCAATCACAAGGCTGCCGCTGACGAAAATGGAATCCCATGGTAATGACTTATCTCAACGAAGGTGGCAATGTATTCAAAGATGCACAAGGCCAACCACTAACACAAAGAATTAAACAAGCAGACATCGCCGGCACAGTGGCCTGGCTGGAAAAACTCACCGGCCTGGACTTGACAAAGCAAAAGGACGAAGCAGGCATTCCTGTCAAGTGGCTGGGGTCAACAGGTAAAAAAGACGACTCTGGTGATTTAGATCTTGCTGTGGATGCTACAGAAATAACCAAGGCCGAACTCAAGGGCCGACTAGATGCCTGGGCCACAAAACACAAACAAGATCCCCGGGATTGGACCCGACTAACTGGCGAAGCAGTACACTTTAAAACACCCATCCAAGGTGACCCCAAGCGTGGCTATGTACAAACAGACTTTATGTTCATGCCCAATATGGAATGGGGTACATTCTGGCTGGGTGGTGGCACAGGTAGTGCTTATAAAGGTGTGTTCCGTAATGTGCTGATGTCAAGCATTGCCAAAGCACTGGGACTCAAAGCGTCGGCCAAAGGTATCATCAGTCGTCAAACAGATCGAGTGGTCACAATGGATCCAGATCAAGCCGCTGGCATATTGCTGGCTCCCCAGTACAAACGCAATCAATTGATGACTGTGGAAAGTATCTACAAAGCCTTGGCCATGGATCCAGACCGTGATGCTAAATTGGCAGACTTCCGTGAATATCTTGCTCGTGAAGGTGTTCAAGAACCTGACATGACCATGTCTGAAAGCGAAGTTAACTGGTTGGCTCGCTTGCGTGATCGTATTGTGAACCAGGGCTATGTGGCCTTGGTAGAAGCAGAACAAGCCGGAGTTGGCGGCCGAGCCAAGGGCATTGAACATCTCGAAGATCTGGTATTCCGTCGTGGCACTCAAGGCGTCAAGGACGCACTGGAAATTGTCAAACACGCTACTGAAAAACCTGCAACGGTCACAGCCAAATGGGATGGCAAGCCTGCTGTGATATTTGGCCGCAAGCCACTGAATGGAGAATTTGTCCTCACTGATGGCTCGGGCTTTGAAGCCAAGGGCTATGATGGCCTGGCCACAAGCCCACAAATGATGGCCGACATACAGAGCCGTCGCTCAGGTGATCGAACAGAATTGATTCAACTGTACACCACACTATTCCCTGTACTGGAAGCCGCACTACCTCCCAACTTCCGTGGCTATGTCAAGGGCGATTTGTTATACATGTCAACTCCTCCCATAGAAGCCGGCAACTATGTGTTTCGTCCCAACACAGTAGAGTACAAGATTCCAGTCAAGAGTTCACTGGGACAACGCATTGGCAACTCAAACATTGGTATTGCCATTCACTCAATGTATGCGGATGCGGGAGATGCACGTCAACCACTCAGCGGTGTTAAATTTAATGAAGTACCCGGCTTGATGTTGGAACGACCAGCAAGCCCCAAGCAGTTACAAACTGAAACCAACGCTGAAAAACAACTCAAACAATTGATCAAGAGTCAGGGCCGAGCAATCGACACGCTGTTTAATCCTGCAGAACTACGAGCACACAAGATTACTGATCTAGCAAAACTCTGCGTGGACTTCATCAACACCAAAGTGGGCGGTCCACTCAACGGTGCCACACTATTGCCTGAGTTTGGCGAGTGGTTGCAAACCCGGGTAACCCCACAAAAGTTCCGCAATATTGTGGAATACTTGAACAGCCCCACATCAAATACCCCTGCCTTGGCAGCCGCGTTTAATGCATTTAACTTGTTGCACGATCTCAAGATGCACCTGTTGCGCCAGGCAGATACTGAGCATCCAGGACAAGAAGGCTGGGTCATGGCCACCCCTGTGGGCTATGCAAAAGCAGTAAATAGATTTGACCCCAACGCATTTGCGGCGCAAAATCGTCAGAGAAACAATCCTCAACAGGCGTGATTTTTCCAAATTGACTAAATAAAAGCAGGTCCACTGAGACCACTAACTTAAAGGAAAAATAAAATGGCAACATTTACAAAAATAAACGGTACTACCCAACCAGTATTTGCACTGGACGTAGCAAATGGTTCTATCGCTGGTACAGCAAACGTCGCGGCCCAAGGCCCAGTGATGTTGTCTGGCC